GGAAATGTAAAGAAAGAAATTAGCATAGATCATATAGCCATTAAGACTTTCCCAGAGTTTCTTGCGACCATATCGCAAGAATACGCGAAGAACGTTCTTCCCGACTATCTCCCAAAAGGGACGAAAGTTTCATTTCGTGTGTGGGCAGTCAGTCAAGTAGCAGGTGATTTTAATCCGATGCATATTCACGATTCAAATTTATCGGGTGTATGTTTTCTCAAAGTTCCCCCCAACTATGAGGAGGAGTATAAAAAAGAAGATCATCATCCTACGGCTGGCTGTCTTGAATTTTTAGGATCCGTACCCAATCATTTTGCCCGTCACAGTTTTCTTGTAAAACCGGAAGTGGGCGATTTTTATTTATTTCCTAGTTGGCTTACACATCAAGTCTATCCTTTCAGAAGTGAAGGGGAAAGACGCTCTATGGCCTTTAATGTGCATTTTTCTCTGGAAAATCCACTTAAAGGTGTCAATGTCTGAGGAAACAAAGTACGACAAACGAGCTAAAAATATTCGCTACAAGTTTGACAAAGAAGGATTTAAAAAGACTCGGTGGAAACAATTAGACCGTAAAGAAAAAGATTTTTGGCGCGGTAGTGTACAGCAATGGGATCAAGATAGAAATGAGCAAAGCCGATTTAAAGAGAAAAAAACATAAAGGACGGCGCAAAATAGGATCGCGAAAGCGAAGAAACCGGAGAAGAATAAGATTAAAACTAAAAGTGCGTAGGAAAAGATAGAATTTAGGCTGAACAGGTCAAGCATTCATCGTCTTCATCGTAATTCGTTACATATGTCACGGTAGGCTTTGTAGGACTTAAATGTTCATCTGGGGGGCACTCACATAATTTTTGTTGTTCTAATTTTTCTACTTTGTCTTGTAAGTACACAATAACACTTTTTAATTCCTCTACCGTCATATTTTCTCCTTTTTTAATTTAATTTTGGGGTAAGCTTCTAGCTATACACCTAAACGATATATGGGATCAAGTTATTTTTTAGATAATTTTTCTCCAATCGCATAAATCATCACGGCGATGAAAGCTAGTATAAGAATTATTGCGACTAATCCCATTAATATAAGCATTTTCATTTCTTTTTCTTCTTTTTCCTAAAAAGTTTCATCCAACTTTCTTTTGGACCATAGTATATAGCTTTGTACTTATTACCAAGGTAATCGTAGTCCCAATACCACTGCCAAACGTGTCTAGCCAAGGGCGGCCATCTCCGCACTCATGGCTTTTGCTCTGTTGGGGGTTTGTTTTGCCCAACGTGAATCGAGCATTTCGCTCGCCGCCGTCTGATAGTCTGGTCCTTCTTTTAAAGCTTTCCACATGTTCTTAAATTTGCTCACCCCTGTTTCTCCTAGCTGAAATACCATCTCAATGATGATTTCTTTTGCTAGGTCATCTATATCGGGGCAGTTGCTACAAAGCCTCTCAGAGGCTTTTATGGCGGTTTTTAGATCGTGTTCAAGGATGGTTAGGAGGAATTTCTCTTCATACTCCTTATTATCCTCCCAAAAGTCCTCCACGCATAAATGCCCGACGCCCACGGTTCTCTTACCTAATGTGTCGAGGTAGACCTTATTTCTGTAGCCCTCGTGTTTCTTAACGGATTGTAGTAATCTATCCATGTTCATAATGTATTTAACTCCTTTATTGTTAAGTTATAGCAATTTGCATGAACTTTAAAGTTGTTACTTTTGTCCACTTGCCCCTTTTTCATGTGTTTTGCCTTCTTGAAGAAAGTATCTCGGCCCATGCGCCCTAGTATCCACGCTTTACTCAGATCGTTGAGTATGCGCACAAATATATATTCATCACAATCTTGATGTAGACTTGTTTCCGCCACCGAACAGTCATAATTGTCCCGCGGTTTGGAAGAACAGCGTTTTGTTTTCACGTCGATCTTTTTATTATTTTCTATCAAGTCGTAGTCATACGTGTTCTGCCATTCAGAACCTTTTAAATGTTGATGAGTAACATACTCTCCTACAATGCCGGCTAAGTTTCCTTTCCCTTTTGTTATAGAGTTTCGTAGTCGTCCAATGTCTTTTGCTTTCGCCTCGCATTGTCCAATCATGTCTTTTGTTATATCTATTTCAATCATTTCATGTTTGCTATTTTAAACAAAGACCTTTTTTCTATTGCTTTTTCTTCTTCTTCTATTCTTTCAATGCTTATATTTATTTGTTCTTGAAGAGTAGATATTTCTTCCTCTAAATTAATATTACATATCTTAGATAGATTTTTAAAAGCTTTAATATGATTATTGGCTTCTATTATTTGTCCTTTAATAAAATCTAAATAACTATTTTTATTAAAATAATAATCTTGTTTTTCTCTATCCCTCATCATGTCAAACGTTATTTTTAAACGTTCTGTGTGTTCGTGTAGATTATCTTTTAAAACTTTTTCTACTAATAGTAATTCCTTGCCTCTCATATATTCTCCTTACTTTAATTTTTTCATGAAATAGGGTAATAACCATTTATTGTCCCTAAAGACTTGTGATAGCCCGTTCGTCATGGTGTTAATGACCACTTCTTCTCTATTCTCTGTATCAAGAGGTTGCCCTGTTTGGGTTAACGAATTAATGTAAGCTACGCCGTGCAGTATTTCATGGAGTAAAGTATTGGCCTCATCAAGCGGTGATAAGCCGTTTTGAATGCTAATGGTATTCTTCCGATGATCATATTCGCCGTAGGCATCTGATTGTTTTTGAAAGGTTGTTGTATCACGCTCCACGGACACATCTTGATAACCAATCTTTATCTTTTTCTCAAGGTCACTAACCTTTTTTTGTTTTTCTTTAATCATATCTGATACACTACCTCATCATCACCTAGCTCTCTCATCTTCACCTTATATGCTTTTAAAAAGTCTTTTAAGGGCATATCAGAGTTCTCTAGGTGTGCTAGATGTAAGTTAGCATCATAGCTATAGATAACGAATGCTCTCTCGTAGCAGTTATCGAGAAAGCTTTGTTCTCTGTTTTCTTGTTCGTCCATTACCCAATCTTTAAATGCACTCATTCTTTCTCCTAGTTGTTATGATCGTGTAAAGCATTTACACCTAAGTTTCGTAGACATTCTTCTCTAAACTCTACGACGTATTTACGTAAGTCCTTATCTTTTACCTCAGATAATTCTGTTAGTCTATCTGCTATATAAAATAAACATACTCTGTTATCCATATCTGTATCTTTCATGTTAGTCCTTTCTAAGTTTCTAAATACAGAGGAGTATACTCCCCCATATGTGATCCCGCAATGTTAAAGTCGAAATATTCGACTGCTTCCTCATAGGTCATCTCACTACGCCCCATAAGTAATTCTAAAATTAGTTCCGTGTCGTAAACTACTCTTGTTCTTTCGCCGTCCCACACTACGCCCGCGATTGCCTCGTCGAAGCCATCGGCGAATAAAAGGTTCGGCTCGTCGTCCCCGTATAGATCTATTATGTCTGCTCGGTTCATAGTCCTTTGATATCATGTTTTTGGAGCTTGGACAATGGACAAAATGTCTCACTTTTTCTCCTTGTATTTCTCCATTATTTGCTCTCCTGTTGAATCATCTATATAGTACGTCCAACCATTGAGAATGATATAAAGAGCATTATCATCAACCACGTCGATGCGCATATTTCCAATGCCTATTTCAGTTCTTTCCATTAGTCATACCTTTCGTAGCGTTTTATTAGGATTTTCTTTAGTCTTTCCCACATCATGCGGTCTAGAACTTGTTGCCCGGACATCGGTTCGCGCCGGGCAAGCTTATCATACTTTAGTTTGAGTTTAATTAACCGTGCTTCAAGGGTCATCGGATCACCAGATGACGATAATACCACTTGTGTGATAGTTCTTTTAGTAAAAGTTCGGCTTCTTCCTTAGTTGTTGCCCAACCTCTGTTAATTTTAGTCTTTGTATCGTAAATAAAATACATAGTTTTCCTTTCTTTTTGTGAGTAGGGGGGTTCTTTGACTACCCCCAACCTTTTCCCGACAAGTCAATATTTCCTATATTAACTAGTACTTTGGTACCACCCTTTGACATTTCAAGCATTTGCTCATATCGATCATCAAGTGTGCCTTACTACCTTGTTACAGTTGTTCAGCCATACTCCGAAGATGTTGCACCATCCTCATTTAATTATAACTCTATACTAATTAATGGGATAGTAAAGGACTAAATAAGATTAATTGTAGATAGTTGTGGATAACTTCGTTACCTATAGTACTTTTTACTCAAATGAAAAATTTTTTTTTTTTATTTTCTCAAATATGACGTAACCACGTAACAAGAGCATTAAACTATTGAAATATAACAATAATATCGTTACTTTTACCTTTAAAATAGACGTAACCAGACGTAACACCACGTAACGCTTACAAATACGATTTTTCAGTACAGTTAAAAAAAATTATTATTATTATTACTATAATAATACTATAGGAAAAGATTTACATTAGAATAAAAATGTATTAAACTAAAAAAATGCCTAAAATTAGAAATGGTGCATTGACACCAAAACAAAGAGCCTTTGTAGAGATATTTGTTAAAGAGAATGGTCGATTGACAGCTACAGATTGTGCAAAACAGGCGGGATATTCTGAAAAGTCCGCTGTATCTCAATCCTGTAATTTAAGAAATCCCAAGTATTTCCCGAAAGTTGTAGAAGCTATTGAAAATCTTCAGCGTGAATATGCAGAAGCAAGTAAAATAGATTTT